ATTAGACACCGCAGTACAAGCATCTGAACTATTAAAAGCAGTAACCCTAAGTGTAGTACTAGCACATTCACTTGCTGTTGATATTGTTAATGTATCGCCACTTATTGAAGTTGATATTGCAGCTGCTCCATAATTTTGTACACTATAACCACTAATTGTTGCACCTGAACCTGCAGTAAAGAATGAAGCTAAATTAACCGTAGTAGAAGTTAGATTAGTTATTGCAGGAATTGTACCTGAAAACGTTGGGCAATTATTATTTTGGTTTGGGTCTTCTGCAGATGTTTGTGTTGGTTGGTCTACTGTTTGTACACAATCAATTGTACCATCACTTGCGTTAGAATAACCACTTGGTATTTGTATGGTGTATGTAACACTTCTTGATATTGCACTTCCTGAAGTATTAGGTGGAAAGCTTGTTGCAGTTCTGTCTATTATTGTACCGTTTAAAATACTAGGTTCTGTTACATCCCCATCACTACTTACTGCAAAGTTTAAAGGGTTAGCAGTTGTACAATCAAATATCCCTAAAGATACAGTAGGTTCAACTGATTCTATAAAGAATGGACTTCGTGCATTTATTTTTGTACTCATTACTTTTTATTTAATGTAAACTTTAAAAATTCTTCTACGTCTAATCCGTATGCTTCTATTAATTGGTCTGGTAAGTTTTTAAATCCTTGTTCAAATGGTTTTGTAAAAAACAAACTAGGTTTAATACCTTTCCTAAATATGCTACGTGCAATTAAGAATCCTATCGTTTTGTAATTACCTTTTTGAAACTTACCTTGTTCGTCTCTTAATCTAATGCCTTTTCTTTTTGCCCAGTCTGATAATGGTTTAATAGGTGGCATTTTGCTTTTATAACTATAAGGTGTATCGTATTTCTTTTCTGTACCACTTACCCCTTTGTCTTGAAAATTACCATAACCTAAATCCCAACTTAATTGGAATGAATTAGGACTTACCTTTAATACACCATCTAAACGTTTATAAAGACCCTTAGTATCGTTCTTCTTTAGTCTAGTAAGGTTACGTCTTGATTGACTAGAAACATACTTTCTAAAGTCTTCTAATGATTGTTTAGTATTTGTTAGCATACAGTCATATCGTTTTGCACAATTACGTCAAATGTCGCAACCCATCCTGCTAACTTGTTTTCAAATCTATCTACAAAAGGTTCACATCCTACTGCTCCTTCTATTTGGAATAGGTCAGTATATAAGTCTCCCCTTTGTAATATTGCTATTAGTCTATTTACTATTGCTAGTTGTGTATTAAGTACGTCTTGTTCGTTGTCGTTTCCTACAAATATATCTGTAACTTCGTCTTTAGATTCGTCTACAATATCCATAGCTAAAACACTAATATTAAAAGTGAGTGTATTGTTTAATACGTTGCAGTTATTTACTATGATATGTGATAATGGGAATATAGTTTGTTTGTTTAAATCTACATCGTCTAAACTACCATAAGAAACCGTATTTACAAAAGGCTCTGCATTTAGAGTGTCTTTTATTTTATCCGTTACGTTGTAAAATCCTGTCATCTGTTTTTAATTAATTGTGCTTCTAGTTGGTTCTTTTCTTTTTCAAATGCTAAATACATTAAACATTCGTGAAAGTTTAGTTTAGTGATATATTCAAACCTTGTAACATCCCCTTTAGCGATTCCATAGATTGATTGATACCATCCCCATTTTTTGCCAAAGTTTGCAGCTGCTCCGTAGTTAGTTCCTTCGGTACTTCCTGACTCAAATAGTTCAGGGTAGTTTTCAATAACTCGTTGTTTAAATTGTAAAAAAAAAACATACATCCCATTACTACATCTAGTGGAATACCTTTCATTAGGTCAGCATTATCTAAACCATCGTATTCTTCTATTTGGTATCTATCGCCTTTGTCTAATGTAATTGGTCTATAAAGAACTGCCATTGCTTTGTGCATTGTTTCCCAGTTCGTGAAGTTTTCATCTAAGTCTACATACTCACCTAATGTCATATCATCAAGCACAGGTATAAAACCATAAGTAACTCCTTTGTATTTAAACTTATGAATCAAATCTTGCTTCTTGTCAAATAGGTTGTTTATATCATTTAATATTTCCTGAACGTATATGTATTTAATCTTTGCAATATCCTTTAAGTTAAGGTTGCAAAATATCTCAACTGTTTTGTGCATCAAGAAACTACTATCCTGATTGTCATCTGTATTTATCTCTGCAAACTTTTGGTATTGCTCTAATGTTATTTCAGATAAATCGCTTGGTACTTGTATTTCAACTTTCATATTATAACAATAAATAAAAGCCTTATTTGTATAAATAGAAAAAGGGCTACATTACTGCAACCCTTAAACCAACTAATCTAAAAATGAAAAAATGTTAGCACCTTTAAGAAGGAGTGCCAATCCTTATTTTATATTGTGTTCGTATAAGTATCTATATACTTCGTTTATCTTGTCTTCTAATTCCTTACTGTTTTGCTCGTAAGTTTCTTTACCTCTGCTAAATTGGTTCTTATAGTCTATTACTAATTTAACTGGATAACCACCTTTTTTATAACCTGTTTCTATTGGCTTTTGTATAACATATACTTCATTGTCCCAACATATCTTTTTAACTTCCCAGTCTTTTAACTCTTGAGTAACCATAAGAATCCGTTTAAGAATGCGTGTAAGCCTAAAACGCAAAAGGCAATAAACAACAACCCTCTTTTAATTGTGTTCTTTACAGCTGCTCTATTTTCCTTTGCTGTTAATTGTTTTACTAATCTATATTCGTTACTGTTTTTTAAATCTTCCATTGTGTTTGTTTTTGTAAATATATAAAATTAATTTTAAAGTAGTGAAGCGTTTAAGCAATCTGAACTGCATACATCGTCTTCACATTCTGCACCACATACAAAACATTCATTGCTTTGCTGTAGACTTTCTAAGTACCTGTCATATTCTCTTTCTATATAACTCATATCTGTTTGTTTTTATATTGCTAATATATAATCTTTTTTTTAATTACCAAAATTATTAACAAAAAACTTTTAATAAATGTAGTAATTCCCTTTGTTGGGGTTCTCTAGTTGGTCTGTTAAAACGTACCTAGCTGCATCAATACAATCTGGATGTTCTCCAGTTGGTTTCTGTAATGTGTTACCTTCTTTGTCCTTTGCCCATACATAACCCCCTAATTCTCTTTTAAGGTTCTTAGAACGGCTTGTAACAAATATTTCATTTTGGTTTATTAAGTTGATTCCATATACTACCGAATCCCTCCCTTTACTTACACCGTGTATATTGTTTCCGTATTGTTGTAGTTCTGCAATAGATTTAGGTTCTGCACTATCAGCCGTTATGCTTTCTTTAATATTAGATGCTTCTAAGAATCTATGTATGTCCCTGTTTAACATTCCCTTCTTATAAAGTACTTCATCAAATATATAAGAATCGTTCCATTTGTATAATGCTATTAACGTTGTTGGGTCTACACTATAACCAAAGTCCATTCCATACCCTAATAACCTTGCTTCGTTTGGTACTGTATCTATTTCTTTCCAGTCAGGAATACAAGCACCCTCTAAACTACCTAACTCTCCAAGTCCGTAAACCCTCCACCAATTAGCCCAATAAGTTGAGGTCTTTCCCTTGTCCTTTGCTTTCTCTATTTCGTTTACAATACTTACAGGTAAACTATCGTTGTCTTTATAAGTTAGTGTTACAAAGTCTGTGTCTTCTTTTCCTATCAATTCCTTGTCTACCCAAAATACACTAGACGGATTGTAGTCTAACCATACGTTTCCACTTGTTCTTACTATTAATTGTTGATAAGCATCAAATGGTATATTGTTACACTCGTTAATATATAGGTCTGTTCTTCTTGCTCCTCTTAGTTTATCTGGTTGGTCAGTACTAAAGAACTCAATATAGCTTCCATTTGTAAAGGTGTATTTTAAGGTACTCTTATTTAGTTGCACATCCTTATACCTATTCATTGCCTTTAAAATGCCTAAGAAGTCTTTATATGCACCTCTGCGTAGATGCGGTACACTTTCACTTACTACGCTTATTTCCTTACCCTTGTTTTTTATTGCATAGTCAATCAAGATAAGAAGTATGCAAATAGTTTTACCTGCACTAGTTCCACCCCTTACAATCTTAGTACGACTGTTTAGGCTTCTTAGTTTAGTAAGTGCTTTTGTTTTTTTAACCTGCATAGATTATACAGACTAACGTTCTAGTTATCGCTAATCTATAAACAACGGAACATCTTCGTTAATCGTGATGTCCTTAGTTTCTTTTGGTTTACCTAAGTAGTAACTTAAATATAACTGAACCCATTTAATATCACCAGACTTTACACCCTCTGACAAAGCTGCTAATGCATCATCTTCTAATGGCGATAACCTTTCAACAAGTTTTATTTCCTCGCTTTTAGGTTTACGACCTGCAAATCCTTTTGTAGAATGCCCACCGTTATTTTTTCTACCGTCCATAATTAAAATAGATTAATTAATTAAACAATAACTTTTTTGTGCTTTTGTTAAATACCACCTTTATCATTATCTTTTTTATTCTTATAGTAGTCTTCAAAATAGACCCATATACTTGCTAAGGTAATTGTCCATCCTAAGAAGAACAATAATAAATAACTTCCCATCATATTCTTTTTCTTTTTAAGTCCATTTGCATCATATTATATATTGCTTGAACTCTGGTTAATAAATCTTCTGCTTTTTCTTCAGGTGTTTTGTCTATTAGTATGTGTAACTTGTTATAGACTTCGTTTATTCTTTTCATTGGTCTTTTAGGTGGTTCGTAAACTTGTTCAACCTCAACCGTTCTTTTAGCGTTTAGCTTTCTTTTTAGTTCTATTATCTCTTCGTCTTTTGACATATCATATACTTCTTTATAGTAGTTGCTTAAACAAGTAATATATTTTTGTGCAAAGTCGTAATCTTGTTCTATCCAAAAAGCAGCCTTCTTGAATCCGTGTAATACGGTTGCGTGGTTTAAGTCTAAAGTGTCACCTATAGTTTGTAAAGTCATACCTTCCTTTTCTCTTAGTATGTAGAAGTATATAAACCTAGCTTCTACTACTGGTTGTTGTCTTGTCTTTAAATCTATGTCAATAGATAGTGTTTGCCCTATAATGTCTTTTAATAGTTTTGGTTTGTTTATTAGTAGTTCTGTATATTGTTTCATTTATTTGTTAATTTTATCTCATTAAATATTTGCCTAGCTAATCCATAATTTAAATTTGTACCTCTTGATTTATTGTAGGGTGGTTCATATTTTATTATAAATAAAGATTCAATAATTAATCTTATTTGTTCATCATCTTCATACTCAAAAA